CCACACATAAAAACTTTTAAAGAATTACAGGAGATAACTAAGAATGACGAATGAATATATGGTAGAAGTTATTAATAATAACGAACATACTTTTTTAAAATCTTATGGTAGTACAGTAGAAAATATTGTAGATAACATGGTAGATTTAATAGGAGTATCAAAAATAATATCAATTATAGATATTAAAACAAAAGAAGAATGGGAACTGCATGAAGATATAAATTTTTTACGACATTTAAAGAATCAAATACCTGATAACATAGGAATGTTTTTTGAAGTAAGAGAAGACAATGACACAACACACTGAGATAGTAGAAAAACAAAAAGAAATTTTAGCAAATGAACAGCTTGATAAATCAATTAAATTTATTGAGGTTAAGTTTAATGAAGGTAAGTGGACAACCCATACTACAGGCTATGATAGTGGTAGGGTTGTTACACAATTTAATGATAAAAGAAAAAAGGAGATAGTAGAATATGGATTATAATATTGAAGGCTTTACAAGAATGACAGCTGAAGAATATAGAACCTTTAGTGATTGGATTGGTAGACATGGACATGAGATGTATGAGAACAAAACATCTTATGAATGTAGATGGGATAAAGATAATTACTTTTATGTTAAACTATGTGATGAAAGTATTTATACATTAGATGATATAATGCTTGACATTGATGAGGATTTAGTGTAGAATGTGCAACATGAATTCGAGTAACCAAAGAACTTTAAGCCCTCTATCTCCAAATAATAAACTATTTGGTTTGGCTTCAGTCCATGACTTTGAGAGTAGTCAGCTCATTACTCTCTCTATTTCAAACGATTTATTAATAATATCATAGGAGGTAAATATGATAATTGATGGAACTGCTTTTTGGGCAAGCATTAAAGAGCCCAACACAACCTTTGAACCTATGTACACAGTCAACCTTGTGGTTGATGAGGAGACAGCTAACGACTTCTCTTCTCGTGGACATACCATTAAACAAATGGAAGAAGGTTCTGCTATAGTAATCAAGCGTAAAGTCAATGGACCAAATGGAATGGTCAGGGTTGCACCTAGATTACTAGACCAAAACAAACAGGAAGTTAATCTTGCTGTTGGGAATGGCTCTAAAGTTAGAGTCCAATGTAACGAATACGATTGGGAATATGCAGGTAAGGCAGGGAAAGGTCTCGACTTACAAGCTGTTCAGATTGTAGACTTAGTAGAATACAAAGCCCAAGACGGCTCTGAATTCTTTGATGAAGGGGAGGAATTTTAGTATGATAATTACTATTAATAATGACGATGGTGAATCAATCTATGATGTTTCTAAGATTGAAGACGAGCAAAGAAAAGCAGGTGCTAGTGTATCTATCAGTAAGATAGGTACTTTGAATGTACTAGTTGAAGCTTTAAACTATGCTTCACAAGGGCATCAGAACAATCTTGAAGCTGTGCTAAAAGAAAGTCCTGAAGCTATGATTGAAAAAGAAGAAGAAGAAGAGGTACAAGATACTGAAACTGATTCTGAATAACTAACTGTGAGGTGTCCTAATACTCGGATGGGACTTAAAGGCACAATCCAAATACAACGCCTCACTTTTCTACTGGAGATAGAATGCAACAAGAACAAACCCACTTTATTAAACACAAATTACCCTGCCCTAAATGTAGTAGTAGTGATGCTGTTTCTCTAAATGAGAACGGCTCTGCTAAATGTTTTAGTTGTAATAGTTTTTTTACAAACTATGATAACGATTCAACAGGTAAGGTAATTGAAATGACAAGTAAACCAAAACCCGATAACACATTCCTTACATCATACAATGGTGCTTATGGTGCTTTAACTGACAGAGGTATCTCTGAACAGACAGCTACTAAGTTCGGTGTGAAGATTGTAAAAGACAGAAACAATAATGTAACTCAACACATCTATCCCTACTTTAATGGTAGTGAGATTGTTGGAACTAAAACAAGATATGTTGCTAACAAAAACTTTACATGTAATGGTACATTTGAAGGCACAGGTTTATTTGGAGAACAACTCTGTGGAAACACAGGTGGTAAATATCTAACCATTACTGAAGGAGAGTGTGATGCTATGGCAGTACATGAACTCTTCCAAGGTAAGTGGTCAGTAGTATCGGTCAAGCGTGGTGCTTCATCTGCTGTTAAAGATATACGAGAGAGTATTGAATTTGTAGAATCATTTGATAATGTAGTTCTATGTTTTGACAATGACAAGGCAGGTAAAGAATCAGCCAAGGCTGTAGCTAAGATACTTAAGCCAAACAAAACTAGAATCATGACATTCCCTAATGGATTTAAAGATGCTAATGAAATGCTTAAGCAAAAGAAATTCCCAGAATTTACTCAGGCTTGGTGGAATGCTAAGACATATACACCTTCAGGTATCATGGAACTATCATCACAGAAAGGTGATTGGTTACATAGAGAAGTCAAGGACAGTATTGCATATCCTTGGGACGGACTAAACAAAAAGTTATATGGTCTTCGTAAAGGAGAACTTGTTACTCTTACAGGTGGCACAGGCTTAGGTAAGTCTAGTGTAACTAGGGAACTAGAACATTGGCTGATTAAAAATACAGAAGATAATGTAGGTATCGTAGCTCTTGAAGAGAACTGGTTAAGAACTGCTGATGGTATCTTATCTATAGAAGCTAACGATAGAATATATCTAACAGAGAAAAGAAAGAACTATACAGATGATGACCTGATGAGTTTGTTTGATAAGGCTATACCTAAAGGTAGAGTTTATATTCATTCACATCTAGGTGCTACTGACATTGATGATATCTTTGCCAAGCTTAGATATATTATTGTAGGCTGTGAATGTAAATGGGTTATAGTTGACCACTTACATATGCTTGTTAATGTACTACATGAAGGTGATGAGAGACGAGGTATTGATATGCTAATGAATAAATTACGCAGTCTTGTAGAAGAGACAGGCGTAGGCATGATACTAGTGTCTCACTTAAGAAGGGCAGCAGGTGATAAAGGACATGAGCAAGGTATTGAAGTATCTCTGTCTCATCTTAAAGGTTCGGCAGGTATAGCTCAACTATCGGATTGTGTTATTGCACTAGAAAGAAATCAACAAGCAAGTAATCCTGAAGAAGCTAACCTTACCAAGGTTCGTGTATTAAAATCTAGATACACAGGAGATACAGGATTAGCCTGTGGTCTCCGATATAATTCTGATACAGGTAGATTGTTTGAAGTATCAGAGGAGGAAACATTTGACAATGAACAATTCTAAAATAATATTTGACATAGAAGCTGATGGACTTAATCCAACTATAGTGTGGTGTATTGTAGCTAAAGAATTAAACGGCACAGTACATAAGTTTGACAACACACAGATAGCTGAAGGTATTAAATTCTTAGAAGAAGCTGATGTATTGATAGGTCATAATATTATAGGCTATGACATTCCAGTATTAGAAAGATTACATGGTGCTAAACTTACTACTAAACTAGAAGATACATTAGTTATGTCTAGGTTATTTAATCCTGTTCGTGAGAACGGACATAGTTTAAAAGCTTGGGGCTGGCGTGTTGGTATGCATAAGAAAGAACAACCTATAGATTTTAATTCTTATACACCTGCTATGTTAGATTACTGTGTACAAGATGTTAAACTAAACGAAGCTGTATATAATTACTTACTTAAAGAAGGCAATATATTTAGCGAAGAGTCTGTATGTTTAGAACATAATGTAGCTAAGATAATGAAAGAACAAGAAAAGACTGGGTTCTTTTTTAATACTAAACAAGCTATGGAATTATTAGCTGAACTAAAAGCTAAACAACTAGATGTAGAAGACGAGGTGCATAGGACATTCAAACCTAAATGGGTAGATGATAAGTTAGTTACACCTTACATTAAAAAAGATGGTGAGTTATCCAAGCGTGGACTTACTGATGAAGAATATAATAACTGCTTAACAACCCAATGTGTTGATAATTTTATGAGAAAAAAATTAGTTGAGTTTAATTTAGGTAGTCGTAAACAGATAGGAGAATATCTTATTGACTTTGGTTGGAAGCCAAATAGATTTACACCAACAGGACAACCTATTGTAGATGAAGGAACTCTTAAAAAGATTGAGCATATAACAGAAGCTAAACTAATAGCAGACTTCTTGCTCTATCAAAAACGAATTGCACAAGTAACATCATGGATAGATGAACTGAAAGGTGACAGGGTTCATGGTAGTGTAATACCTAACGGAACTATTACTGGCAGAATGACACACAGAAATCCTAACATGGCACAAGTTCCTAATTCAGGCAGTCCATATGGTAAAGAGTGTCGTTCATGTTGGATTGTTCCTGAAGGTTATAAACTTGTAGGTATAGATGCTAGTGGATTAGAACTTAGAATGTTAGCTCACTATATGAATGACTCTGATTATATAGAAGAAGTTATTAATGGTGATATACATACTACTAATCAAAAACTTGCAGGTCTTAAAACAAGAGACCAAGCCAAGACATTTATATATGCACTAGTGTATGGGGCAGGTGATGCTAAGATAGGCTCAGTTGCAGGTGGTAGTATAAAGAAAGGTAAAGAATTAAAACAAACATTCTTTAAGAACTTACCCTCTCTTAAAATACTAAAAGATAAAGTTCAGAAAGCCTCTAACAAAGGATTCTTGAAAGGAATAGATGGAAGAAAGATATATGTAAGAAGCCAACATGCTGCACTTAACACCTTATTACAAGGCGGGGGTGCTATTGTTATGAAGAAAGCCATGTGTTTTCTACAGGAACTTATAGAACTAAACGGTATTGATGCTAGATTTGTAGCCAACATTCATGATGAGTGGCAGATAGAAGTGAAAGAAAGTCAGTCTACTTTTGTAGGTGAACTAGGAGTTCAGTCTATTGAACGAGCATCAGAACATTTTAAAATGCGTTGCCCTTTAACAGGGGAATATAAAATAGGAGAAAATTGGTATGAAACCCACTAAAGAAAACAGAAAGAAATTTGATATAGATTTAGCTTATGGAACAGTTAGAGAAGAAAAGATAGCAGACATGCTAACTAATAAAAAGATAGAAGTTAAATCAGAAAAAGATATGTGGCAAAAAACAGGCAACATATGTATAGAGTATGAGTCTTGGAACAAACCTTCAGGTATTAGAGCTACTGAATCTGACTACTGGTTTCATAACTTATGTGTAGGTGATAATGAGTTCTGCACTTTGGTATTTAAAACAGATGTACTTAGAACTATCGTTGATAAACTTGATACATTTAAGACAGTATCAGGTGGAGACCACAAAGCTAGTAAGATGTTCTTAGTAAACTTACAAAAATTATTCTCATCGGATGTTATTAAAGCATTCAAGGAAGCAGACAATGATAAAGAAAAATGAAAAACTTGTTGACAACACAGAGTTAGATAGCTATAATAAATTTACGGCTGAGTCAGGTCATTGGTATACACAAGAGGGTGACCCAATGTATACTATCATCGGTGCTAATGGTAAAGAAAGAAACACTAATCTTAGAGATGCTAAGAAAGAAAACTTAGTTCCTTCTGTTACCACTATACTAGGTATGATAGCTAAACCTGCATTAGAAAATTGGAAGATAGACCAAGCTTTAAAATCAGCTCTTACTTTAGAACAGTATGAAGGAGAATCTCTTAAGTCTTTTACTTATAGATGTAAAGATGATTCTAAAAGTATTGGTATTAAAGCTGCCAAAGAAGGTACAAAAATTCACGCCATGATTGAACGAGGTTTTCTAGGAGAAGGCACTAGTAAAACTTACGAGATAATAAAAGATTGGTTAGATGAAAACTTTCCTGATGAAGAATGGATTGCAGAAGATTCTTTTTGTGCTGAGTCAGGGTATGGTGGTAAGATAGATTTATATTCTAAGTCTGGAATCTTTGTTGACTTTAAAACTAAAGATAACCTAGAAGGTAAAGACCCTGCTAAATTAGTATACGATGAACATGGTATGCAGTTGTCTGCTTATGCTCAGGGCTGTGGCTATGATGATGTAGAAAGAGTATCTATCTTTGTTGATAGAGGAGATACTGAACTTATAGCATGTCATATATGGGACAAAGATTCTCAAGCTAAACACACTGCTATGTTTAATGCTATATTAGATTACTGGAAGTTAGTTAAGAATTACGACTCGTCTATCAATGCCTAGAAGAGTACCAAGAAAACCTAGACCTAAAAAAGTTAATGTCCCTAAAGGATATGACAGTATGTGGGAAGCCACATTACATAAGACTATATTACAAGAGTGGCAGCATCATTGGGACACTATAAGTTATATAGTTAAACATAAATATGAGCCTGACTTTGTTAAAACAATAGATGGTAAAACTATATTGCTTGAAGCTAAGGGTAGGTTTTGGGACTTTGCAGAGTACAGTAAGTACATCCATGTAAGGGAGGCTTTACCAAAAGACTATGAATTAATATTTTTATTTCAAAAACCTTTTGCCCCTATGCCTGCTGCTAAAAAAAGAAAAGATGGAACTAAAAGAACTCATGCTGAGTGGGCTGAAAAAAATAATTTTAAATGGTACAACGAAGAAAGTTTACCAAAGGAGTGGAGGACAGATGAACTATAAATTTAATGAAGACGAAACAATAAAACAAATACAAAGATATGTTGACAGAACTTACGAACAACACTATGCTTATGGAGAGTATCAAGCAACAGATATTATATTTGATAACGGACATGGTGAAGGATTTTGTATGGGTAATATTATAAAGTATGCTATGAGGTATGGAAAAAAGAATGGGCATGACCAAAAAGACTTGCTTAAAATAATTCATTATGCTATAATGGCTATACATTTACAGGACACTCAGGATGATTGAAGACAAGATAGGAACTAAGCCTTACTTAGGAATTGAAATAGATTACGATAGAGAAAAAACATTTGATAAGTTTAGTCTCGACACATTAAAAGATAGATATCTTTGGGAGAATGAAACACATGCACAAGAAGGATTCGCAAGAGCCTCCGTCTTCGGAGCAACCTACAAAGGAGAGACCGATTTTGAATTGGCTCAAAGACTTTATAACTACAGTTCCTCTCGTTGGTTCATGTTTAGCACTCCTATACTTAGTAACGGGGGTACAAGCCGTGGGCTTCCTATCAGTTGTTTCCTTAATTATGTTCCTGATAGCAGGGGTGGTCTTTCTGCTCACTACGATGAGAACATATGGCTCGCAAGTTCAGGTGGAGGCATCGGTGGATATTGGGGCGATATTAGGAGCAATGGTATTTCAACTGCTCATGGCAGTCGTTCTACTGGAAGCATTCCTTTCATCCATGTTGTAGACTCACAGATGTTAGCCTTTAATCAAGGCACTACAAGACGAGGAAGCTATGCTGCTTACATGGATATTAGTCACCCAGAGATAGAAGAGTTTATAAACATGCGTAAAGAATCAGGTGGTGATATCAACAGGAAGAATCTTAATCTTCACAATGGTGTTAATATAACTAATGCTTTTCTTGATGCAGTAGAAAAAGATGAAGATTGGAGATTGATTGACCCTAAAACTAATGAAGCTGTTAAGATAGTAAACGCTAGAGATTTATGGTGGCAGATTATTCATGCAAGAGCAGAGACTGGTGAGCCTTACATGGTAAATATAGACACATGTAATAAAGCTTTACCTAAAGAACAAAAAGATTTAGGTCTTAAGATTAGACAAAGTAATTTATGTTCAGAGATTACTCTGCCAACTAATGAAGAACGAACAGCAGTATGTTGTTTATCGTCTGTTAATTTAGAACACTTTGATAAGTGGTCAAAGGACGATAACTTCATACAAGATTTAATAACCATGTTGGACAATGTATTACAACACTACATTGACAACGCAATAGATACAACACAGTTAGGAGAATATAGTGCAAATTTTAAACGCTTTCAAAAATATGTTAGAGAAGGTA